AGCTAGATAATTGGGATTTGAATTTTCATGTGGGTGTGTCTGGTTGCTCAAAGTCCAGAACCCAGTAAAGACTAGTGGTGTCAAGTATACGCGAAAGAGTTTATTTTTAGTTACTCTTTGATGCAAGCTCTATAATACTCCACATCTTCAGGGAAATATTTGCCTGCAGCATCACCAACTAGGTTGACAACTTCTCCATAGTCGTATTATATTTTAGATACTGACTTATGATGTTATTAGATGTCATAAGAAGCTGTCGTCATGTCTATAACTTACGGCTCTATTTTCTATGCGTCTACAAATTCTCTAATTACTGGTAAGTTCGGAGCGCATGAAAATAAAGAATCAACTTAGGCTTATTCCAAGACATGACTTGGTTACTCTGAGGATGTGTATGATTATAACAATATCATTCTATCCAAATTTCTATTAAGAGTAACCTCATTTTTAATGATTCCAATTTTAGACAAGAAATCAATGCACCCAGTCTCTAGGAAGTCTAATTTCTTAGCACATTATCCTAACCCGTGAGTTCCATATTTTTTCTTACTATACATTTTCCAAAAGACATCGACAAATCTATCCAATTATGACTTGGGGATGAATGCAAACACATCATCTCCACTCACGTAGAATGGAAATTCTGTGTTAGACAGACTTTGAATAAATTTTATATATAGAATGACTCGGAGGGTGTTTCCTAAAGTTGTCCTTAGTGGATGTCCTGAACAAACTGTACCATGAAGGGTGAACTTAAAAAACAGTCTTCTAGGATTATTTCCACGTTTCTTCCAGAAAGTTCTAACAGGAATATCTATTTGATTGTATAATTGACGACATGTTTCACGATATTATTCGGGTAGTTCTAATAGGTTAAAGATTCTATCGTAAAACTTGTGTACGAAATATACGTCAACTTCTAACAATGATGCATCTTAATGACTGTCATGATTTGATCCATCAATTCCTGTTGATTGCACTTCTTCAGCTATTTAGTCTGCTGCCAATTTCATTTTATCTGCGAGTTAATCGCAGTTAACGCCGTGTACAAATTCGGTAAAGTGCAATTTCAAAACATGCAACAAAATCCAGTTTATGTGTCCTCCTATTGCTTTTACAGTATCACTAGGATTACAGATATTTCTAGGTCTGTTTGATTATGAGTACACATTTTCTTTATTTCCAATAAATTTCTCTCCTACCTTAGGAAATGTTTCCAAATCAATACTAAGTTCACCGTCAGCTATAAATTTGTTTCTGGCTTTTTCGTAAGCTTAGGCTTTCTTAGTAGATTTAAATTTAACATGTTCAATGTATTTATTCCAACCATAATCTTTTATTGAAAGTGTAGGTAGTTCGATTTTATCTATTTATGATTTAGCAAAGTCAAGAAATTTACTGGTCACGTCCGGATGAGGTCTCAACATGGTAGCGCCTTATCTTCCTAGTATGGCACTTATAGCGTTTAATGGACAAGCTCCATATTGATAGACCTTATGAGTGTCTTTAGTTAACGTGAATCGGCCAATATTTTTTAGGGCCTTTTTGTCGCATGTACAATATTACCGAAGGTGTTCATATAGGTTTTAGAGTATGGGCACACCTTATGGGTCATAAATCTTTAGGTCCCGGATAATATTGTCGTTGTATGATTTTAGATCATACATTTCTGGTTTTTATTTAGGACATGGATGTATGTTCTCAGCATATTCCAAAGATCCGTACAAACTTTGAGAGAAGCTCTTGTAAGTTCTAGTGATAGAGTTTGTCATATATTTTAAAGGTCTAAAGAATTTTCTGGGGTTTGTGTAGGTATAATCAAATTTCTTTAAGTATATTTCATAACCATAGGCACAAACAGTTCCAAGTACCCAGATAAAATATGCGGACATTTAGAATCTCCAAGAAATGGTACGTCCAGTATAAAAAAGATAACCGATTAAGAAGGTGATCAATAAGTACAATCCGAATGTAAAAAAGGATCTATTATCGACTGAAACTTAAAGGTCTTATTCGGTCACTTTGTGCATTTTTTCTAAAGACTCGAATTACATGGATTTAGTGTAATACATGTGTCCTCTACCAAGAATACAGCTTTTTCTATAATGAGCTATGATTACGGAGTTTGTTAAAGTTCTGGTGGTATACTCATCTTGTGTCATAAATCTTCCATTTTACTTCTCGACAACTCTTTAAACTTGTGGAACAACTGAAACGAGCAATTCAAGGGACATGGTCATTTTAGCATCGACTAAAACTCCTGTGGCCACATCAACCATATAATTTGGGGCATGAATGGTATTTGTGGTTATTGGAATTTCATCACTTTTTATACTCATTTTTACGTAATCATTCTTTAGTTGGTAATAATCATCTCTAAACTCTCCATAAACTTCCAAATCTAAGACGGCTAATTAGTACTTGGTTGGTGCGGTTATTATTGTGGTTTTTGGAGTTTTTATGTTAGGGAGGTGGTGTAATTGCCATGCTATTTGGGCAACTTCATTAGTAAACTACACTCTACCAACTTCTCTCAAGACAAAATTTTATTTTTTGTACGCAAAACAAACGTCTCTTGTCATATATGGATCCATTATAAAATTTTTATGTGCATAACCTTAGCCATTCTCATTTGGGTAAAAGATGACTTCTTGATTTTCGTAAACTATTACGGTTCCTTCATTAGCAACGTTGTACTAACCAGGTATAACTGGGAATTGTATATGTGAACCTACTGCAATTGAGGTGGGATGGGCTAGTAGTTATTCACACATATAATCCAGTACTCCTGGATAGTAAACGCTGTCTGTGGCTATGATGTCGTGATTTTAGTGAGTCTATGTTTTCTCATCGACATATTCTTTATGTAAGGTTATTTTTTGAGAAATATGTGGTTCGTGTCTTTAGTGGTATATGCAATCTTAAATATTATCATCAGGTCTATAGGAAACAATTGACGAATAACAGCTCTCATACCTAAGGTTACGATCAAAGATTCGATGGTATTTTGAGCCTATATCAATCAATTTGTCAGATTTTAAGTGTTAGACACTGGCTAGTTGCATTAAATCGCTAGCATTTCTCAATAATGGATGTCCATATGGCTTCTTAGGATCATGTTTGAAGTTTAAATGACTTTTCTAGGCTGCTATTGAGAGCATTGAAACAGATTCCTGGTCCATAATAAAACTGGAGGTGTATGTACGAGGGTGTTTCATGTTCTCAATTTTTGATTCTTCAATGACGGCTTCAATGATTTAGTTTTCTATTGAGACGTTGTCCTATGGATCTTAATTCTTCTCTAGTGGGATTTCTTTTTCTAATGGAATTTCCATGATTTGCTCGTTGGATTTTGGAATTCGAACATAAACATGGTTGTTGTGACATATGAAGTCAGTCTCTTTGTTTTCATGTAGTTAAGAGAAACTATATTTGAGCGTTTTACAAACCTCAGCAATAGTTTTCCCTTCTACGGGTTTCTAAAATTGAGCTTTAATGTCAACATAGAGAGCTTTCATAGTTTGTTCTATAACTTGTGCTGTTGGCAACTACGTAGTTTTGTAATGCAAGCCATACAGTGCACTGTGGAAACAGAGATTATCACTAAAGTCGGGAGCAGAGTAATATTGAACTGGAGTTGGTATGACGACTTTGTTGTTATAGAATGTCACTGGAGTGAATTTTTATCTACTACAATCCTATTTTTTAGGAAGGATATAGATCTTACTACCGGCATACGATGGGTCGGTACGTCTAAAATTGTAGTTATGTTTGTTTTGTGTTTAAAATGATTTTTTCATTTTCAAAATTATCTATCTATCTAAATTTAGTTTAAG